GGAGTACCAGTCGTTGTTGAGTCAGGGCTGTACTCTTTCAAGAACGATGGGTGCTTGAAATCGAGATAAATATACTTGTTGCTGCTGATGACAGCCAAAGAGAACGGCGCAAAAAAATCTGTCGGTGTCGCTAGAAACCGATTACCAGACGTGGCAGAACCCTGCACGTTTTTGCGCTGCTCTGGTAGCTGCACCATCTTGAAGATGCGGCTCTCAGACTCTTGGATGAAATTATTGAGCTGGCTCGTAAACGTGGTTTCCGATACCTGCAAATAATCTTGCACAGCAGTTTTAAGTGTAGCGAGAGTGAAGCTCATGACGTAGTTACCTCTACTGTGCCGACACTAACAGAAAGTCCAAAAGTCTGCAAAGTTGTACCCAATTTTCCATTGCCCACATTGGTGTACACACTGAAGAAGTTGTTGTCGTTTCCGCCAGCGGCTTGGTCTGGTCGCGTAATCTGTAGAGCCTGCGGATCAACAGGCGTTGGCTTAGGCATGAGCTGCGGGTGTTTAGGCGACCACTGGTCTGGCCCAACCAACAGGCCGTCCCACGTCATTTTCATGTCTTTCAGGCGATAGCGGAAGCCTGTGATGTCACAGATTCCATACGCCCTATGGTTGGATGCAAAAGGCATTATCCTAAGTTGTATCCGCGCAAGTCAGGAGCAACCCTGAACGACACTCGGTCTTGGTCTTGGCTTAGTGCTCGCTCAAACTCTTCTTCGTAAAGTTGCTTGAGCATACCGACCTTTTCAGGTGCTCGCTTTAGCGCCAAGTAGTAGGCAAGGCCAGCGGCTAAGCACGGGTAAAACCGAAATGGTATCTGCAAGGTGTTTGCCCCAGCGTCTGCGTCATCCATGCGGCTCAGCACGTTTAGGTACAAGTCGTACTTTGAGTTTTGGTCTGGCGCAGGCCAAACCGTGATGGTTGGGCTGATCTGCTTGTCGATTAGGTATTGATTCGGCTTGCCAGTGCTTGTCTTGGTGGACAGGTTGGCGTACTCCGAGCGCGACATGCGAGTGAGCGGCACGTCTGTTGATACGCCGCCCAAGGTCTCACGAATAAACACGTCCAGCACGTCAATCGTTGCAGTCGGTGTAGTTGCATCAATCGTGTAAGAGGTCGTGTCTTTGACCATCGACAACACTTTCTGGTTGATCGTCCACTGGTTCAGGCCACGGTTGGCCCACTCCGCAAGCATCAGGTTCAAAGAGCGATTAGCCGTCTTGAGGTCATAGCCCGTGCGAAGCTCTAAGCCACAACGCTCAAACGCCTCTTCAACGTAGTCGGCTACGTCTAACTCAAAATCCTTACTTCCGCTTACGGCCATTTTTCTTACCTGCGTATAGGTTGTCGAAAACCTGATTTACGTCAAGAGTGTAGTCTAAATCGCTTTTGCTGTAATGGATATGCTGGCTTGGTCGGAAGTCTGGAGCGCCGTCGCCCGTCTCGAACCACGCTGGGTGTGTCACCCTTACACGGTTATTCGGCAAAGCCACAATGTTTCCAGTCCATTTGCCAGCATCTAAAAGCTCCATGACATGGCTCTGCTTGTGCTGCGCTGGATCATCCGCTATCTCATTCTCGGTGTAATCAACGGTGAAATAATACTTTGCGGGGTAGAACTCGCCATCAATCTTGGCAAGCCAAGGACATGGTGTTGCGCGGTCTAAGACATAAACAGAGTGGTTATGAGAAGAGCAGTCCCAAGGCTGCGCCGCCCAAACAGGCATCGGTTCAGGCCACTCATCAAAGGGCGTGTCGGCAACCAGCGCCGTAATCGGCATCCTCGCCCACATAGCCCCGCCATGTACGTTTGGTTCTTCGTCATCGTCGTAAGTCTCAGCGCCCGTAAATATGACCTGAAAGCTCAAGCACCTTGTCGGCATTGTGGTCACAGCGATAACCATAGCGTGTAAAAACTCGCCGTGGTATCGCTCATGGTTGACCGTGTACTCTCTTCTAACCCACGCCTTGAAGTGTGGGATATTGCTTTGAAGATAGGCCACTAGCTGCGGCCATATAGACCACTGTTCTTGCTAGAAGGCTTTCTCATGCCGCCCTTAGCTGCTCCGCCTTTAGCCATGCCCTTGGCTTTCATGGCACCGCCTTTTGCGTAGCCCTTGGTCTTCATAGCGCCACCTTTAGCCATACCTTTGGCTTTCATGGCTGACCCGCCTTTCTTCATGCCGCCGGGCATCATCATCTTTTTCTTGCCGCCCATTGCGCCGCCTTTCGTACCCATTTTGCTCTTCATAATCTCGCCTCCGTCTTTAGCGAAAGTTGCGACATTGGTAGGCTTGCCACCAACACCCTGTTTCTTTGAGCGCTTGCGGCTAACCGCTGAAGCGATCTGTTTCTTGCTCATGCTCGCAGCTTTGTCTGCGGGTACGCACTTAGGGTAACCGCGATCAGAATCGCTGGCACTCTTGCGACCACACTTTTCAAAGCCACCGCCTTTTTTTGGCGCTGATATGTCAACCCAGTTGCCACCTTTGCCCTTGCCGAACCATTTTTTGAGTCCGCCTTGCGGTTTACCCACGGGGTACTCTCGTTTTCTTTTGCTTGCTAGGCATGATAGCACCACAACCACGGCCCTGAACCATTACAGTTCCGCCCCCGTTCATGTTCTTTGCCATGCTCTTGGCTATTGCGGTGCCACGCTTGCGCTCGTAACCGCTAAGCTTACCGTCGTTGTCGAGATCGCTTTTCTTCGGATCGAGAGTCACCTCACCGCCTGTAGCGCCTTTGTATTTGCCGCCCATTCTCTTGTATTCTTGCACCATCCAACCATTTGCATAAGCGGACGGATATACATCGAATTTGGCTTTGGCTTTTGCCTTTGCCTTCTTGTACAGCGATGGGTTCGCTACGTTATCGGGTACATCACTAGCCATTACATCTACCTCACCGGCCCATTTGCATTATGTCGCGCATATCTGGAATAAAGTCACCAACTCGCCCAGTCATTTGGTTCTGCGCCACTGGATTTCGCTTGGGAACTGTGCTTCTAACGTAATCGCCGAAATCATACTGAGTATAATCTCTTGGATCATCAAACAATCCCATTGCGTCTGCTTGCCCGTCAGACACGTTCATAGCGGCTGCTGAGCCGCCGCCGTAAGGATTAAAACCAGCGGCTTCGGATGCTGATGGGCCAAGGCCGTAGGCATCCATTTCTGGCTCAACGACGATACCTTGTTGCCCTTCGGCAGAACCAACCGTGATTGGCGGAGTCGTGGTTGCAGGAGGCTGTTGGCTTGCCATTTGAGCCATGATGTCATCGGTGATCTGTTTGCGTAGCGCCTCGGTGTCAACTTCACCGGGTATTTGTCCTTTCAACGCATCGATCTGTTGCTGCACTGGATTCAGTGCCGATGATATCTCTGTTTGACGCTGCCCTGCGATGGTTTGCGACAAGCCAGTTAAGTCATCTTGAGTCAGGCCAGAAGATTGCAAAGCCTCAATGCGAGAAGCTAAGTCAGCTCTTTCGCTAGTCGCTGAATCTACCGCCTGTTGAAACTGAGCCGTTTGATCATTCACTGCTGCCAGTTGTGATTGAATTGCCTCGATAGGCAACGCGCCAAGGTTTTCTGCCAGACCCCCTATCTGCTGCTCTAAGCCAGCAATGAGGTTGGCTGTCTCGTTTTGTATGGCTTCAGACTGGGCTGCGTTGCCAGACTCTACATCTGTATACAGGCTCTCAAGCTGTTGATTAAGAGAATCTATTTCACCTTGAGTCGCGTCGGCTGCGTTTTTTTGAATCTCATCAAGCTGAGCGTAATTTGCGTCAATCGTGCCTGTTATGTCTGACAAGTCGCCAGACAAAGTGGCAATGCGATCCTGCAAAGATCCAGCGGCAGTTTCTTGTGCTTGACGCACTAATCTGTCGCCTTCTTCTATCTGTTGCGCCAGCGCAGCTCTTTCATCTAAACCAGCTTGGCGCAGGCCCACCGTCTCTTCATCTATGCCGCTTCTCAGCTCATCAATACGGCCTTCAAGCGCCTTTGTGATGTCCGAGCGTTGTGCCAGTGCAGCGTCTTCTGACGATGACAGCTCCTCGCGCAACAAGTCTCGCAGGCTGTCTATCTCGGTTTGACGCGAAGTTTCAGCGGCTTCGTTTGCCGCCCTTTGCTCTGCCATAATCTTTTCATACTGACTGGCAAGCTGCTCATCAGTATCGGGCATGATTGCCTCTAGGGTTCGCATAGTAGGCGCTACTGGCGCTTCCCGTGGCCCTCTGTCGTACACGGGCTGCTGCATCAAATACTGATCCAGAGCCGAGTATGGCGAAGCCGAGCTTCCGTACTCGTCTAGCGCAGCCTGTAGGTCATTGGATTCAGCCATTACATTCCAATCCCGCGCACGTTAATGCCCTGCATAACTTGCCTGCGAATCTCTTCCATGTCTGGGCGACCCCTGCCTTTCGTTAGCAAGCTTCTGCCCATTGGCCTTACCCTTCGATCTAGTGGAATTTTTTTAGCTAGGCGTTCTCTTCTGTCCTGCGGAATGCCTCTGCTTAACTGAGAAAACAAACCTCCACGGCGTCTTCGTCTTTGTTGCATGGG